ATGGTATGTTTTGGTGTTGTAAAAGTTGAACCAACATTATCAAAAACATTCTATGGTAAAATTAAACCAATATCAGAAAACTGGAAACCTGACGCATTAAGTATCAGCGGATTTTCAAGAGAGGATCATCTAACGTTTGATGAGCCAGAACAAGTAATGAAAGAATTTGCAGAATGGATAAAAGAAACATCTGTTGGAAAACCAATTTTCATTTCTGATAATAATGGATATGATTTTTCTTTTATAAATTATTATTTTCATAGATTTTATGGTGAAAATCCATTTGGATGGTCAAGTCGTAGAATTGGTGATTTATATTGTGGAATGGTTAAAGATTCTCATGCAAAATGGAAGCACTTAAGAAAAACTATTCACTCCCACATGCCAATTGACGACGCTATGAGTAATGCTGAGGTGTTATTAGAAATGCAGAAAATGGGACTAAAGATTTCATTAAAATAGAAAAATATGCACACCAGAAAACATATTAAAAAGAAAAATAGGAGTTGTAACAAAAAGGAAAAATAAATTTGATTTTGATTTAAACTCAAAAAAAGAAGATATTATAAAAATGATAGATTATGGCTATTCTGATAGCGAAATAACAAAAAGAATAAAAGATATATCAAAATTCAGATTAAAAAAATGATATATTTAATAAAAAATAATTTAGATAGTAATTTCTTTTTTGACTTAGATAATATAAAATAAATACAATATTAAATTACCAAAATAATATGTCATATACAGTAATACCAGAATTAATAGGCAAATATATCAACAATATAGAAGTACACAATAATGGTGTAGGAAATGATCATATAGATTTTCACATTTCAGATGGTTCTATATATAGACAAAAACATATTCAAGATTGTTGCGAAAGTGTTACAATTGAAGACATTGACGGTGACATAGAAGATTTGATTGGTTATAAATTAATTATAGCTGAAGAATCATCATCTAATGATCCAAACACATCAGAATCTGCAACATGGACATATTATAAATTCGCAACTATTAAAGGATATGTAACAATTCGTTGGTATGGTTATTCCAATGGTTATTACTCTGAAAGTGTAGATATTTGTAAAATTAAAGATGAAGATTTAAAAGGTATTAGAAAAACTAAATTAATAGAAATCAATGAAAATAAAAAAGATGTGATTAACTAATCACATCTTTTTTCATTTCAATAACATCTTCTGCAATTTTTTAGTTCCTTTTGTAGCAACATCTTTAATATATTTTACTTTTCTCCATCCAAAATAATTGTTTTCTGTTGGATTTATAATATAAATTGGAACATCTTCAGACTTCACATAATCTATTAAACTTGCTGCTGGATAAACTTGCATTGAAGTTCCAATGATAACTAATATATCAGCAGATTTAACAATATTCATAGCATCATAAAGTTTCGGAACATCTTCACCAAACCAAACAATATGAGGTCTCATTGCTGAACCATCCTTTGCCATAGTGTGCGCCTCAATAACAAAATCACTCGGCCAATCATATATCTCGTTATCGTCATTACAAGAACGCATTTTTGTTAGTTCACCATGTAGATGTGTAATGTTTGTGCATCCTGCTCTTTCAAGCAAATCTGAGACATTTTGAGTTATATGATACACATCAAAGTCTTTTTCAAGTTCTGCGAATGTATAATGTGCATCGTTTGGCTTAACTTCATTAAGTTGTTTATGCCTAGCATTATAGAAATCTAAAACTATTTTTCTATTTCTAATCCAACCATCATAACTAGCTACATCTTCTACTCTGTGATTCTCCCAAAGTCCATTTTGATCACGAAAAGTTGAAACGCCACTTTCAGCATCCAATCCTGCACCACTAAGTATTACTAATTTTTTCTTCATAAATTTAAATTTTTTAAACGCTCATTTCAAGAGCAATTAATAGATTTGTATTTTTATTATCAATCAATATAAATGTATCAAAGACATATACATAAATTTCATCTTCAGTGAATGTTATAGACTTAAAATATTTTTTTGGAAATGTAATATTTAAATCTTCATGTTCAATATCGCAGATATTTAAATCCCAACTTCCTTCACCAATAGTTAAACAATTATCAGTAATATTCAATGTCAAAATGTCATTCTCACTATCAATAGATGCAATTTTCTTAACTTTAGTGTAAGAGTTTTTATCCAAAATAAATTTAAAATCAATATTATCTTTGTTCAAAGTTTCATTAATTTTAGTTATATCAATTGTAGTATTCATACCACGAATATCACCACCATTAACACTCAATTTCAAGTTAGAGTTCTTCAATCTTAGATTATAAGCATATGTATCATCATTCATAAAAAATTCGCATCTAATTTCATCCTTATAATCTAAATAGTTTTTAAGTGTGGTTTCAAACTTTGATGCGTTTGTTATAATGAATCTAATTTCTTTTGGTAGTTCTTCATCAAAAATAAATAATTCATTTGTCTTATAAATAAAAGATTTGAATGCGTTAACATTAGACTTTTCGCCTACGATTGAATATAATAACGTGTTGTCTTTATCTATCTTAATTAATATTTCATTATCTATTGATAATAAATCATGTACCTTATCTAAGAAGAATCTTAATTGTTCTAAGTTCATTGAGAACTTGTATGATATACTTGCCATAAAATATTTTTGATTTTATTAATATAGAAAAAATTCAAAATATTGTTTTAATAAAAATAAAAATAATTTATATATAAGAAATAATGCGTATATTTGCACTTTGAAAAAATAATAAACAATAATGATAAAAGTTTTTAAAACATTTGAAACTATGAACTTTAAAGAACATTATGTAGTTACATTAAAAAAATCAGTTGACATACTAAGAAAATCCAAACGCAATACCAGCTGGAACAAAAGTTACAGTTGTATATGTTTATCCTAATAGCGCAGCAGAAGTTGAATTTATAGTAGATAATAAAAGTTTTGTTGAATTAGTAGCAAAAGATGATATAGAAAAATAATTTATCTACCAGGATATCTATTACTATAGTAATCAGGTCTTCTTCTATATACTTTACTATACGCACCAGCGACACCTCCACCACCATTTGATATACTGGTAATATTTTCTACATATCTTAGCGCATCACCTTTTAAATCATTGTTTACCATCATATTCAATAGATTCTTATAACCGATATTGTCAAAGCAAGTAGATAGAGTAATAGTTGACATAACAACATCGTCATTTCCACTCTCAGCTTTATATGATATCGCACCAGATGTAGTTTCGTGTTTACTAAATGTTGTTATTTCATTTATATTAATATCACTATGTAGAATCATTTTTTTATTTCTTATAGCCTGCTGAAAATCCTTATCAATTATTAAGTGTTTATCTTTACTTAATCTTAATCCAATCTTACCAATAATATCTTCTTTTGCATGTTTAAATCTTAAAAAAATCGCATTAGAATATTGATTATTACCATCAAACACATTAGGAAGATGTGCTAAAAATTCAGCACCATAAGTATTATATTCAAGAACGACTTTAACTTTTTCTGGATCAAACAACTCAAAAGCAATCATATATAATATATGAGCAACTTCTCTAATAGAATATAAATTATTTCTAAATAGACCGATTTGTTCAATTTTAAACAAATCATACAAATTATCAAGTTGTAGTTTTTCTATTTCTTTTTTATCTCTAAGCACCACTTTAAATATATTTATAACAGAATAATCCTTAGCTAAACCTTCAGATAAATCAATAGATATCATTATATAATAATCCTTTACTCTATTTAGATTAAATAGATTTATATCTCTTACGAACTTCAAAGAATCATACGGCATACTTAATTTTTTAAACTGAGGAATATCAATATAATCAAAAGGAATTTGATTACTTCTCAACAAATCAATTGTTTCCTTGTTAAATAAAATCTTATCGCCTGTAACAAAGTGTAGTCCATACTCTTGATCAAATTTATCTGCCGACAATAAAAGTTTGGTTTCTTCTTCTTGCCAATTTGTAACAACTGACAATTCTGGTAAAGGAATACCATTAATTCTTATCTTTCTTATATTATCAATATATGTTTTTTCATCTTGAACATCATATTTTACACAATCTATAATATCATCACCAACATGTTTTTTATAAAGTGTTATGCCATAATTTTCTCTAATAGTTTTCAAAACATATGCTTTTACTAAGCCATATTTTTTAAGTTTATTCTCTAAAATCTTTATAGTTGTATCTTCTCTACCTGGAACCTGATTCCAGTATACACGCATAGCCTTATATGGATTCTTATTTGGATCATCATCTGGAAGTTCTGCAGCAGTTATAAGTTCCCAGAACATATTATAGCCCATTGGAGTTGAAGTTATTATAATTCGTGAATTGCTAATAGACGATACAACTGGAACAATCGCACCATAGTAGTCTCTGGCATAATTTTCAGGTATGTGTGCGAACTCATCGAGATATAACAAATCAATCGTAAAACCGATACTTGGATCCTTCGTTCTATTTTCTGTTTGAATTCTTGAGTTATTTTCAAACGCAATTTGCGTTTCATTCCAGTTTGTAACACCCTTTTTAAGGAAGAATGGAACTAATTTATAGATATCTTTGATTTTTCTGATAATTTCTTTAACGGTTTTACCTTTATTGGCAACAATCATACAACCTTTATCATCATTAAATAAAACAAAATGCAAGATAACTATTGCTGCTGAAACTGTATTGTGAGATAATATATCATTTGTATAATAACTCATCTCTGGTGTGTCTATAGATAAGTCAAACATACTGACTTTACCATATTCTTTTTTAATAAACTTAACTCTGCTCAAACCATATTTTGTGATAACAAAATCATTTGTGGTCAAATCTATCATCATTTTTGGTTCATAATCTTTACAAAAAACAATATGTGTATCTGCGCCTTCAAGCCAAACTCCGTTTTCTAATTGTAACTTATATCGTTGAAAAGGTTGAGTAATATTAATTTCAGTAACTGGAACAACACCATAATCAGTTTCAACATATAAATCATTTTCAAGAAATATTGTATTAACAAATTTCTTCATTATATCATCTTCATTCGGATTAAAATTTCTAAATTCATATTTTTCAATCAATTGAATTAAGAAATATATTATATTTTTTATAAATTTTTTAAACATGAATATTATTTTTCTTTTTTATTGTCATTGAACCACAATCACATATATATGGTTTATCACTATTAGGATCAAAATCTATTCTATTAATATTAGAAATGTTCCATTTTTTTGAATTATCAATATTTATTATATCATATTTTTCTCTAAAATTATCAGAAATATGCGATGAACTTATTTCAATAACATCTTCATCATATGTTATTAAACTTAAAATAGTATTTTTAGTTTTATCATTGTCATACAACCAGTAATCCTCCCAAATGTGAATCAACTGTATATTTTTTATAGAACAATTATAATTTTTATTTGTATGATAATCATCGTCTTTATAAAGATTACTATGCCAGTATAATCCATTATATTCAAATGCCAAATTTAAATCTGGAAGATAAACATCTAGTTCCTTACCTGATAGAATTTTTCTATCATTTTCAATTATTTCACCGTTATAATTTTCTCGTATAAATTCAATCAATTCATTTTCTTTAACAAATGTAGATTTACTTTTACCTTTACAATTCATCTTAATTAATAAATTTTGTGCAGGTCTTTTAAATCCATATTTTATCAAATTTGTATTGTTTGATTTTTCTAAAATTTCTTTATTTTGTTGAGGATAGTCAACACCAAACTTTAAATTATTTGTTATTTTTGATTTAATTTTAATTTCATCAGATTGAAAAACATTTTCAACACCATATCTTTGAACATTCGTTTTTATCATATTATTATAAATTTCAGGATTTTGTAAAGGATAATCTACTCCAAATTTTTCATTGTTTGTTATTTTATTTTTAATTTGAGCACATTTTTTACATGTATAAATATTACAATTTTTATAGTTTTTATTATATTTTTGAATAGTTATATTAGATTCATGCCCGCATACATCACAAATAGCAGTTATTCTTGCATGTGAATTATATGTAGCATCTTCTATTTTTATTGTTATTGTGTCACCGACTTTACAATCATATCCTTTATCTTTATAATAATTAATATAACCATAACCAATATTTACGCTTATTTCTTTTTCTTTAATCATTATAAGTTAAATATTTTTTACTTCCAGATATATAATCCTTTATTATTAAATAAATCTTCACAATAATTCATATCAATATTATAATTAGGAAAAACTATAGATACTATATGCTTATATATTCTAATTCTTTTTTGTAGTTCTGTATCTCCTATTA